CTCTTTATCGGGCATAGGTTTGACAAGAGTAGCTTTAATCTGTGATAAGCCTCCTCAGATAATTGCAAAAAAAGGAATCAACTTTTCTACAGAAGCAATTATCCCTGAAACTAAATATTGTGATGCCTGCTTAGTTTTGGGTAAATTTACGGCACTTAATGCCCGAAACAAATCTGGGTACTGCTTGGAACACCGAGAACTCGATCCTAAACGAAAACAGGATCAACACCAACGTTACAAACAAAGACGTAGTACAAATGCTCAAAAATAGTTTTCCCATATACTTGACTTTATTGGGAGAACGATCTAATATAGAAAAGTAAACAAAACACAAGAGGACAAAAAAATGACTTCAAATATCGAACTTTACGAAAAAACCACAATTATCAGGTTGCTCCAAAGCACCCTCAATCAAATTAACCAAGAGTGTTTTGGAGAAAAATTGTCAGTCACTGATAACGGTGATTATGTTACGGTCAAAACGCAAGGGTTATTTGTTGCAAATTATGACATCCAAAAGCTTTGGGACGCACTAGAAAACTATGATCAAGATGACTGTGTTAAATTTGATAATTTGTGGGATTCTCTTGATAATTGCAAATACATCCCACAAGAGGATCAAGAAATTGACAACCAACTAAAGACTGATAACGAGTTATCTTTCTTTGAAAAACGACAAGTTGCGCTTGTTGATATGTTGTTAGGTGAAGATGCAATTACTAAGACCTCTATTTCAAATGAGGAACTATGGGGAAAAAATCGGCAATTAACTAATTTAGTTCAAAACTTAGAATGGGAAAATCTTGAATTGACTCAATCTATTCAAGAGATGCACAATCTCAGACAGCGTGAAAATAAAGAAGGATCTGAGATTATTAACCACTTGACGGCTAGTATTCATGAATTAAAACAGGGCAAAGAGTACAATGAAGCATGGATTGAAAACTTAAAGCAACAAGTTCACGACCTAGAATCTACAGTTTATCCACTGCAAAGAGAAACAAATCAAATAACAGTTCTAAACGAATCTGTTACTCAGCTGCATGCTCGTATTTATCAACTTGAACAGGAAAATAAGCAACTAAAAAACAGTCAATTGGAAGCCGAACCAAAACCTAAATCAGATAAAAAACCGACGGCTAAAAAATCTAAGTTTAAACTGCCAGAAAACTTTGCTGACTACCAGCAAGAGTGCGACGACTTAATTGATGCCTTATCCTGTTTTTACAATATCAAAAAAGGTAAATGGGGAAAAGACATTCTCCAGTTTATTCTTACTCCCAACGATACCGAAAAAGCAAAGCATCCATATCCTGACAAGTGGAAAGCAGGGCTATATTTGCAGTCTGGTGCAGCCTGGACAGTCGATAAAGTCAATCTATCCGACCCTGATGAATGGGAAGACTGGTTCATGGATGTCAACGACTTCGCTGACGCTAACGACATAGAGATTAGTTAGTTTCTAGTTATCAGTTATCAGTAGTACACTTGTTCAGAAAAGATTCTCCCAGATAGTTGACATTACTGGGAGAACGATCCATAATAGAAAGTAACCAAAACACAGAAAAACAAGATTATGGATAACGCTAAACAACCAATCGAAACAACACAAATTTCTGAAATTAAAAAAGCTCGAATTTTCTGCAAAGAGATTGAGCAAATAACTCAATCTCTAAATCAGGAAGCACAAACAGTGCTAGGCAAATATCCGACGCTGTAATCAGTTATTAGTTATCAGTTGTCATCCGTCAAAAAGTGTGTGATTGCTTTATTAGCTTGATTTTCCGAGATTTTTGGCAGTCCTGCGATCAGTGTAACCATAGGTAAATCTACAAACTACAAAAAGATAATAAAAAAGTTTGACAAACCCCTTGACATATAAACATATACCTGTCATTATAGGTATATACCAAAACACCAAAGGAGTTCAAAATGTTAAAGTTTAAACGACAAGCACCCGGTCACTATGTAGCAGGAAATGTAGAAATCAAAAAAGGTGTGGGAATTGATCAAGATAAGTGGTTCTGTTATTTTCCTGATGATAAAGTATCTTACCGCCGTAGCTATGAAGCGGCTAAGGCTTGGTCAGAAAAATATATGGAAAAACTACAGACATATAAAGTCACAGTCAATGTCAATCAAGTTAAGACTGTCAAAAAACAAGCGACGACCAGTAAAGAACAGTCTTTACAACACAAGTTATCTCGCCACCTAAGTTATGTGGTTGGTTCGGAATCGTTAGGTTGTGTCAATACTGGACGCGCCGCTTGTATAGCACATTTATCTGTTAACGGAAAATCCTTTTATGTAGTCGGTTTTGAGGGTGCTGTTACCGACACCATTTTCGAGAGAATTATCTTTAAAATTAAAAAAGATTTGCAGTCTAGACTCTTTCAAGATCGCTATCAGACCGAAGTATGGGGTAGCATTTCGGTCTTTAAAAGTTTCAAAGAAGCCGAAAAAGCCTATCGCAAAATGGATGACAAAACAAGAAAACAGAACGAGGAAGATCGTCAAGCAATAGCAGAAGCAAAAGCAAAAGCAAAAAAAGGAGACATGGAGTCAGTATTTGCATTGTCAGACTACGGGGTTATTTGAAAAATATTTTCCAAACCCCTTGACAACATACAAACATATCCCCTACAATGGGGATATAGAGAAACAAACACAAAGGAGATAAGCAGATGCTTAACAGAAAAAAACGTACAATAGAAATACAAATTGAATACAAAAAACAAAGACTTTCTGTAGTTGAATTACAAATTAGAAAACACCGAAATCCTGGTAAATACAAAAAAGAAAGAGACTTGATTTTGTCTGAAATTGAAAAAATGGAAGCCTTAATTAATGCAATGTCCTAAATGCCAATCACAGAGAATCTCTAAAAAAGGGTTCTCTGTGTCAGGAAAACAGAGATACCGATGTAAGGATTGCAATCATCATTTTACTGGTAATCCGGCAGGAAAACCCTCCCACCCTGATTCAATGACTAACGCCGAAAGATGTCGTCGTTATCGGCTGAAAAAAAAACAAAAAAACACTTGACATACAAACATATACCTGTCATTATAGGTATATACCAAAAAACCAAAGGAGTTCACGATGACCGAAAAACTACCCAATCAAGTCGCATTAGAAATGGTGAACTTACCAGCAGGTGAGTTTCTCATAGGCTCTCCTGATAGTGATCCCGATGTTCAAAATCATCAAAAGCCTTCACACCAAGTTAAAGTCAACAGTTTTGCGATTGGCAAATATCCGGTGACTCAGGAACAATATCAAGCAGTAATGGGAACCAATCCCTCTCACTTTAAAAATAATCCCCAAAATCCGGTAGAACAGGTTAGTTGGGACGATGCTAGAGCTTTTTGTCAGAAATTGAGTCGAATAACCGGTAAAACCTATCGCCTACCCACAGAAGCGGAATGGGAATATGCTTGTCGAGCAGGTACAACTACTACATATTATTTTGGTGATGATGCTAATCAGTTAAGAGATTATGCTTGGTATAGCGAAAATTCTAATGACACAACTCATCCCGTAGGACAGAAAAAGCCCAATGGTTGGGGACTGTATGACATGAGTGGTAATGTTTGGGAGTGGTGCGAAGATAGTTGTCTGCGCGGCGGTTCTTGGTTCATCAATCCGAGGTACTGTCGCAGTGCGGTTCGTTTCTGGCTCTTCCCCGGCTTCCGCTTCAACTTCAGCCTCGGTTTTCGAGTTGTCTGCGACAATTAGTCAGTTATCAGTTATCAGTTGTCAGCAACGAATCAACGGGAGTAATTATGCTATCATTTCAAGAGTTTCAAGAACAAGTTTTGAACGTTCTTAGTCCAAGTGAAAGAGAATGTAAGTTTTGGAAAAGTTGCTCAAGTTTCTCGGCAGATATTAATTATCATGGCGTAGAATATGTATCTTTTCAGGTAAGATACATAATAGACGAGAAAAACTGCAATTGCGGGCAGTGGTTTATTCAAAAAACTTACACGCAAGAATGTAACACTTTTTCGGATTCTTTAACTCAAGGCATAGAAACTATTGGTAAACAAACCACAGAATGTATTAACGGTGAGTTACAAGTTTTTTTTAAAATTCAAAAAGGATGGAGAAACGTTAAATTTAAAGAATTGTTTGAGTCTTTAATGATAAATTAATATCTCACCACGAGACATAAGAGTTGACTATCCGTAATCGGTTAGTCTAAAGTTGCTATAATAGCTGTAAGTTATCCTTACAGCTATTTTTTAATGATTAACTGGAATCTAGGAAGACAATTAGCCATTGAGTCTTTTAATGAAATGGTGGGCGAATTTGCCCAAGAGATTAACTTTCAGATAAAAGATACTAAATGGAACTGGCCACGGGAGACTGTACGAAAAAATGGCGGTGTAGTTGGCTCACCCCGGGACATTGTAGATACAGGTGAGCTAAAAAATAGCCAATTTATTGAAGATGTATCGGATACCTATAAAGTAATCGGTTACACGGCTGATCATGCCGCTCTTGTCCATGAAGGGTATCAAATAGAGCGTAACGATGGGACGGTGACAGATGTTCCCGCCCGCCCATTTATCGACACGGCTATAGAAGACTATAATCCAATTGAGGCTTATAGTGAAATCTTAAAGGAAAAATTAAATGAGTGAATCAGAATTAAGAAATATTTTATTAGGTATTAGAAACAATTTAAAGATACTTATCGGTACTGACTTAGGTAAATACGAAATAACAAGCCCTACAGGGCAAAATTTAAAAGAAATTGATGCTATTTGGGTAGAGCCTCCTGAATTACCCCCTAACTATAAAGTAAAACCTAATAGCGGCATCGAAGCAATTATTCAAAGAGAGCCTAATCCTTATCACGAAAATTTACTAGGATATACCGTAGGTATAAATAACTATTGCATTACCCTAAAACAGTACAATCTAGAGAAATCCTTAACACCGGTGATCGAGAGACTTAAATCTTCTCGCTACTGGAATTTTCTAGATCAGCCTCGCCTAACCCCCTATACCAAAACCTCCGAGGGGATTATCAGACCAAAAGTGACCTTTAAAATCACTACTGCTAGGCTTTTAGACTTCTAGAGTACACATTTACTAATCTTTTATAGTACAATATAACTAGAAAAGTTTAGTCAGTGATTAGAATGTCCAATCAGATTTTAGAGTTGAATCGGAGTGACAACCTCACCCCTAGCCGTGATACGCAATTTTTTATTTCTGGTGCTTACGGATTTGGACAAGAACCTCCCACACGAGTAGCCGATTTAGCTTCCGCAATCGTCTTAGGTGATACCACTCTTACCGTAGCGACTGGGGGTTTTGGTCGCCTTTTATATGCTGGCACTTTAATTTATGTGGGGACTGCCGGTGATTATGTGATCGTCCGAACAAAAACGACGACGCTAACTCAGACAGCAATCCAGATCGAACCTTCCAAAATTGCTGCTGCTGTTGGTACTCCCGCTCAAAAATGCACGATTAAATCTTGGGTTCCTTTTTTGAGCGCCAAGACCTTTAACGTTGACACCTCCTCTACTGAGGTTACTGATTCCGTCTTTGGTGAAATGGCGGTGGAGAAATTTATCTCTGAGATCATGAGTACTGGGTCGGTATCGGGTCCGCTTGTATTTGGTGATCCTGGATATGAAATCGTAAAGGCCGCAGAGCAAAAAGGTGAGCGAATTTACCTCGAAATTGTCTATATGGGACAGCGCGGAGGTTTAGGGTTCCAGACAAATGTTAGCCAAAATGTTAGTGGTGAAAAAGGCAATTTCCTACAAGGAAACGTAACTCTAACTATTAGTGGCAATGTGTTTGACATTAAACCGATGGCAACGTCGCCATTCTCTCCTAATGTAGCCGATGACCTCAATTAAAATAGTTAAACTCCTTGTTGATGAAGACCAAGAGGTAATGTTAGTCAATTCTAGAATAATCAATAATTACCTCTGGTTTTCTTTCGGTACGTTTGATCGAGAAATAAGTCAACAAGAAAAGATATTAATCGAACCACCAGACGGAACAAAAAACCAAGAAAGAATACAGGTATCTGTGATCATTGATCCTCTGTGGCTCAATACTGAACAAAGTGCAAAAAGAAATCAAAAGGTAAAAATAAATGGCGAAGTTAAGCGTATTGGGCAAATTGAAATTTAATGAAACATTCTTTTTTCCTTTAAAAAAAGAGTGGCTTTATTATATCCAAGACAATGATGCTTTATTAGAAAAGATAGATACAATTGCCACTGAAGAAAATGGAGAGATTGGAATCAAGTTTTTAAAACGATACGGAATTAATCCAAAGGAAAATGAAACAGTCAAGGAATACTTAGAGGCACGGGAAAAAGCTGACAAAGCTTATCTTGAGAAAATTAAAGCTATCGGACAAAAAACGGGACTATCCACTGCTGAAATTGAAGGAGTAGTAGTTAACGACGGTTCGATCCGAGAACGGATTGAACAGGTCATGGTTGATGCCCTTGACGGGGTAAAATCTGACAGCGTAGAACAAAAAGTAGAAACCGCCGCTATTGTACAGCAATCGATTTTAAGCAACCGTAAAAAAACAAGAGAACTAGCAAGAGAATCTATAGAACTTGTAGAGCCTTATCTCGATGAATTAAACGCTTTATTTAAGGATCGGGAAACAACCTATGAAACTTACAATAAAGCCTTGTTAGCTAACTTTCTAGGTAGTCCTCGACGGGTAGTTAAACTTAAAGATAATAAATCTTCTGTTGATTTTACCATACAAGACATTAATGATATGTCTCAATTTATGGTAG